GGTAATACTTCTGTTTCATCGTTACGTGTTCCCGGTAATGTTACAATTGGAGGTACTTTTAGTGTAGGAGGAGTTACTAATTTCCTTAATACAGTAACTGTATCAGGAGCTACTGGTTTTCTTGGTACAGTACGAGTATCAGGAGCAACATCATTAGCAAGTACTCTTGATATAGCAGGTAATGCATCTATTGGTGGAACACTGGAACAAACAGGTATTGCAACCTTTGCTGCCAAGGTTGAGTTTGATGATGATGTATGTGTTTCTGGAAATACAGTCTTAGTTGGTAATCTGGCTGTAGGAGGAACAGCAACAGTAGCAGGTGCTACCAGTATTGGTGGTGCTCTTAGTGTTGGAGGTAATACGAATTTACTTGGTACGGTAACAGTAGCAGGTAAAGCTGAGTTTGACGATGATGTATGTGTCTCTGGTAATACTATTCTTGTTGGTAATTTAACCGTAGGTGGTACAACTACAATAGGTGGAGCAGTTAGTATTGCTGGTGCTCTTAGTGTAGGAGGTGCTGCACATTTTGCAAGTACAGTAACCATAGCTGGTAATACAACTCTTACTGGTACATTAGGTGTAGGTGGTGCTGCTAATTTTGCAAGTACAGTAACGATTGCAGGGAATACAACTCTTACTGGTACATTAGGTGTAGGTGGTATAGCTACATTTGCTGCAAAGGCAGAGTTTGATGATGATGTATGTGTCTCTGGTAATACAATACTTGTAGGTAACTTGGCTGTAGGAGGTACGGCAACCATTGCAGGTGCTGCCAGTATAGGAGGAGCATTGAGTGTAGGAGGTACTGGAAACTTTGCCAGTACTGTAACGATTGCAGGTACAAATGTACAAGCTGCAAATGCTAGAGTATGTGCTAGTGCCTTTTATGGTGATGGTGCTAATTTATCAAATGTTCCTGTTGCAATTGAAGGTAATATATCAGTAGGTAATGCTACAGTAGGTGGAAACTTATTTGTAGGTGGTACGGCTACTATAGTTGGTAATACAACTCTTACTGCCAATCTTGGAGTTGGTGGTACATTTACAGTTGCAGGTAAAGCAGAATTTGATGACGATGTTTGTGTCTCTGGTAATAGTATACTTGTCGGTAATCTGACAGTTGGAGGTACTACTACAATTGGTGGTGCTGTAAGTATAGCAGGAGCATTGAGTGTTGGAGGTGCTGCTCATTTTGCCAGTACTGTTACCATAGCTGGTAATACAACTCTTACAGGAAATCTTGGAGTTGGTGGTACTGCTACTATAGTTGGTAAAGCTGAGTTTGATGACGATGTTTGTATATCAGGAAATTCCATACTTGTAGGTAATTTGACTGTTGGAGGTACTACTACAATAGGTGGTGCTGTAAGTATTGCTGGTGCTCTTAGTGTAGGAGGTGCTGCTAATTTCCTTGGTACAGTAACTGTTGTAGGGAAAGCAGAATTTGACGATGACGTATGTGTCTCAGGGAATACAATACTTGTAGGTAATTTAACAGTTGGAGGTACTACTACCATAGGAGGAGCAACTAGTATAGCTGGTGCTCTGAGTGTAGGAGGTGCTGCTAATTTTCTTGGTACAGTAACTGTAGTAGGTAAAGCAGAGTTTGATGATGATGTTTGTGTATCAGGGAATACAATACTTGTAGGTAATTTAACAGTTGGTGGTACTACAACTATAGGAGGTGCTGTAAGTATAGCTGGAGCATTGAGTGTAGGAGGTGCTGCTGCTTTTGGTGGTACAACAGCTATTAATGATGTAATGACTTTGGGTGCAGCTATTGCTGGTGCAGATAATCAAGTAGGTCGTGTAAATCTTATAGATTATGGTGAAATAACCAATGCAATTGGAGGTACTGGAGGTGGTACACAAGATATTGATTTAACTTTAGGTAATAATGTTGTAGCAACAGTTGATACAAATGCTAATACTTTTACATTCAGCAATCCTACGGCCTCTGATGAACTGTGTGGCTTTACATTATTCCTGACAAACGGTGGATCGCAAACGGTAAATTGGCCGAGTTCGGTCGATTGGGCCGGAGGCTCGGCACCAACATTAACTACCAGTGGTCTGGATATCTTGGTTTTCATTACCACGGATGGTGGTACAATCTGGCACGGCATGGTTGCCAGTGCAGATAGTAAGAGTCCGTAATGCCTAATATTAGACGAGGAATGATGGCTGCTGCTGGTGCTGGTGGTGGTGTTGAGTATGAACTTTGGGCATGGGGAAATGGTGGGAGTGGGACATTGGGTAATGGAGAGGCAGTCGGTAAAACTTCTCCTATTCAGATTGGTGATAAATTTATGGGTGAGATAGATGTTGCAGGTGAGGGAATTATTGCCACTGGAAATAGAATAGATGCAGGAGGTGTCTCGTCTGCTGCTATTAAAGGAGATGGTACTTTATGGACATGGGGTAGTAATACTCAAGGAAAGTTAGGTATAGGAGATACAACAAGTAGGTCTTCTCCAGTACAAGTAGGTTCTTTAACAGATTGGAGAAGTATACTAGTAGGGTGGACATCAATGTGTGCCACCAAAACTGATGGAACTTTATGGGGTTGGGGTAATGGTGATCAACCTGATACCTATCCGAAGCTTTCTGGTCAACAAATTGATGTAAGCTCTCCTGTACAAATAGGGTCTGATACTGATTGGACAGGAGTGCTTGCAATTAATTCTAAATTTGCAAATGCAGCTCTTGGACTAAAAACAGATGGGCAAATGTATATGTGGGGGAGTGGTATAACTGCTTATTGGACTCAAGCTGGCTTTGCATACTCACCTTCTGATCCTCCTTATTCTAATGCTCTTTACTCTCGTTACCCCACTGCGATTGATGATAAAAGTTATGTGAACGCAGGATGTGGAAATAATTGTGTGCTAGCTATTGAAAAAGATACAGGAAAATTATGGGCATGGGGTTACAATAATTATGGACAATTAGGAAATGGAACTACTACAAGTATTTCCTCTCCAGTACAAATAGGTAGTGCTACTGATTGGTTATGGACTGCAGGAGATGAACAAGGTGAAACATTCGTAGCTGCTAATACTAATGGTGAAATATGGGGATCAGGGAGACAAGAAGTAGGGGCATTGGGTTTAGAGAATAAAACTGGGTATTGCTCTCCTGTACAGGTAGGAGGACCGGGAGGTTGGTCGGCTGGTGGTCATGGTATGGCAGGACGAGGAACACTTCACGATATAACAGATGCAAATGGAGATAATACTGGTGGAGCATTATGGGCATGTGGGGATGATTTTTATGGTATACTTGGGAATGGTGGGAGTGGGGATACTTCCTCTCCAATACAAATAGGGACTGATACCACTTGGGTAGCTCTAAATAAACAAGCTAGTAGAAGTACTACTTGGAAATTAGCGATTAAACAGGCAGATTAAAAATGGCTCTTATAGATAAACAACTTGAAGCTGGTATTCACGGTGATTTTGATAAGGGATGGTTGATTGCTCAACAATTGGAGAAGGAAACTCCAACCTGTCAACGTGCAGCATTTAACCGTGGTTGGTATCTATTACGTCAAGGTAAATTGCTGGAAGGTCATAAACTTTTAGATCAAGGACGAGCACAAGATGTATTTGGCAACAGGCACATAGGTTCCACACAACCTATCTGGAACGGAGAAGAAGGTACTGTCCTGTTGAATATGGAAGGTGGGCTTGGTGACCAGATTAAAAGTTATCGTTTTGCTTTTGATTTACAGGAGCGTGGTAATCGAGTGGTGATTTCTTGTTCTCCTGAATTAGCTTCAATGTTTGCAGAAAAGTTTGCAGTAGTGGAACATAAGGCTGCTTGTGGAACGTACCATGATTACTGGCTTCCTTCGATGTCGGCAGTAGTTTCTTTCGGATATGAATATGAAGATTTAAAAGGAACTCCGTATATTGAACGTACTGCTGACCCAATACCGGGACGTATAGGAGTAAGGTGGAGTGGTAATCCTAAGTTTGAACATGAACAGCACAGGTTCTTCCCTGCTGATCTAATGTTTGATGCGGTAAAAGAGTACGATTGTGTCTCCTTACAGCGAGACAAAGATGCAGAACTGAAACCAGAGTGGATGAGACAAGCTCCGTTGGATGATTGGCAAACTACCAGAAAGGTAATAAGTCAATGTGAATTAGTAATAAGTTCCTGTACCAGTGTTGCTCATTTAGCAGCAGCAATGGGAGTGGAAACATGGATCGTAGTTCCTGTTTTGTCATATTACCTGTGGGCATTACCGGGGGATATATCTCCTTATTACCATAGTGTAACATTATTAAGACAGGAAGAATATGGAAGTTGGAAAGAACCTTTTACAAAGATTAAGGAGAAGTTACAATGTATGCACACGTTAAAGAAGATGGCAGCGTAGATTATCTTGGTTCGTTGCCTGAAAGCTGGGCTAATGTGTCTGGATTGCGTTTATCAGATGGTAATGACGTCTATCTCAAGACTGTTGGATGGCTTCCAATAGTAGAAACATTTGTTACCCCAACTTACAATCAGACATTTGATCCAGATGTAATTACTGTTGAAGAAGATAGAGTTACTTTGGTACATCGTGTAAGAGATATGACTTCAGAGGAAAAGACTGCACGAGATGAGAGTCATATATATAATTTAAGACATGAAAGAGATGAAAAACTTGCAACTTCCGATTGGACGCATTTGTCTGATCATCCTGCTTCTTTGTCAGATGCTAAGAAAACAGAATGGACTATTTATAGACAAGCTCTACGAGATTTACCAGCAACAGCAGATATGTTGACATGGCCTGATTCGTTTAATTGGCCTGTAGAGCCAGAATAAATGAGTGTGTTTCATAATCTTTTAATGTCTGCTGCTATTACTGAGGGAGGGGGAACTGGTTCAGGAAACTTTTCTTTATGGTCATGGGGATATAATAGTGGTGGACAATTAGCAGATGGAACTACTACAAGTAGATCTTCTCCAGTTCAAGTTGGAGCTTTAACTGATTGGACTCCTAATATAGCTGCTAATTTTGAGTGTATATTTGCTATAAAAACAGATGGTACATTATGGGCATG